TCACAACACCCGTAGATGTGATGGCACCAGAACCGATTGTTCCAGCAGCAGTTAAGTTAGCACCACTGAATGTTAGTGCAGTGGTCGTACCAGATTTAATAATTAAGTTACCACTACTATTAGTAGCAGAACCGAAAGTAGTTGCCGCTTCTTTAAAGAATACGTCACCACCTCCCGCATTAAGATCAATGTCCCCTGCTGAATCGAGGGTAATAGTTGTACCGTCAGCTTCAAACGTGCCGTCTGCTGTGATAGTAATATGACCATCAGCACCAGCAGCATCAGTAGTTACAATGCTAAGAGTACCAGCAGCACCAGCAGTGAAAACAGCAGTATCACCAGTGTCACCAGTCATTGTAATAACTTTACCATTAACAGCTACATCGTCAACAGTAAGGGCTGTTAAGGTGCCAACACTTGTAATAGAAGTTTGTGCTGCACCCGTGACAGTAGCGGCTGTACCGCTTGCATTACCTACAACATTGCCGGTAAAGCCAGAAGAAGTTACCGTACCAAGTGAAACACCTGCATCCGAAAAAGTAATTGTTCCACCATCAGCATCAACTGTAATATTTCCTCCAGCGTCCAATGTCATTACAGCAGAAGAAGCAATAGTTAAATCTGTTCCATCACCTTCAATCTTTTCACCATCATCACCAAATGTAAGGCCTACATTAGCAGGAATATTAATGTCTGTAGTGGCAGTAAGATTAAGATCAGCACTTGCACTAACCGTAAGATCAGTGCCGTCACCCTCAATCTTTTCTCCGTCATCTCCAAAGGTTACGCCTACACCACTGGGAATATTTACATCAGCAGTAGCAGTAAGATTAATATCTGCTCCTGATGTTACCGTGATATCTGTATTATTTCCTTCAATCTTTTCACCAGTGCCAAATGTAATTCCCACATCAGCAGGAATAACTACATCACTTGTAGCAGTAAGATTAATTTTTCCTCCAGATGTAACTGTTAAATCAGTGCTGTCTCCTTCAATTTTCTCCCCTGTACCAAATGTAATTCCCACATCAGCAGGAATAACTACATCAGTAGTGGCTGTAAGATTAATTGCTCCACCAGACGTAACTGTTAAATCAGTACTATCTCCTTCAATTTTCTCACCAGTTCCAAATGTAATACCTACATCAGCAGGAATAACTACATCAGCAGTAGCAGTAAGATTGATATTATTACCAGATATTGTAAGGTCAGTACCATCACCTTCAATCTTTTCTCCGTCATTCCCAAAGGTAAGCCCGATATCTGCTGGGATATTAATGTCTCCTGCGCTTCCGACTGTGATTGAGAGGTCTGTACCGTCCGATTCAATTTTTTCTGTTGTCGCAAATGTAACACCCACACCACTGGGAATATTAACATCAGCGGTGGCAGTAAGATTGATGTTATTGCCAGAAATAGTAAGATCGGTGCCATCTCCTTCAATTTTCTCACCATCATTTCCAAAAGTTAGTCCTATATCTGCAGAAATATTAATATCTGCACCTGAAACTAAGTATAAGTCTGTTCCATCTCCATAAATATACTCACCGCCTTCATCATACAGATAAAGACGTTTTGCACTGTCCATGACAACGTCATCACCAAACTTAAAATGATCTTCATCTTCCATCCAAGTAAGAAGACCATCACTTGTTTCTCCATCAAAGGTTACTGCAATGTCTGTTCCTGCCGTACCATCACCAATTGTAATGGCAGTACCTAAAAGCTTAGTAACAGGGCCACCTTCAGCCGCAGTACCATCGTGTGAATGCCCAGTAGAAACAGCAAATGCAGATACGAGTTGTGTAAACTCGTCATTAAAATCAGCAGCATTAATTACTTCCCCTGCTACAATTTCTGTACTACTTTGTCTTGTATAGGTTGAACCCATTATCTACGTCCTCCTGCAGTAAACTCTAATTGATACGAATGTAAAGTGAATGGATTATCAGAACTGTCGTGGTTAACCCTTACAGCAATAAGAAATCCTGATCCTTCAATAGCCCTTCTAAAAAGAGGTGATCCACTTGAATCATAAACAGCATTACCATATGTAGAATCAGAAGTTCCGTAAATAGCTATACCACCGGGAGAATCAATATCAAAATAAGTAGGTTGCGGTACATCCTTACTATCCGAATCGTATCTAACTCTAAGTTGTGCTGATACCGTTCCCTCCACCTCATAATTTAAAATTACCCGTTGCATAAGTTTACGAATGCCAGTATCTCCAAGAGATAAATCAGGTGATCTATAAACAGCTATAACATTACTTCCATCAAATGTGTCTCCACTTTCTTGCCGCCTAACATAACCATCGTAACCGCCTTCAATAACATACTCAGTATTACTAATAAATCCCGAATCCATAGCAGAAGGTTTTAATCCTTTTAAGTCCGCAAATTCAAATCCTATTCCTTGTTCAGTTCTTTTAAGAGTAGCTAAGATGCCTTTGCTATCTGCTACACCTGCCCCTGTTACAGGATAAAATATTCTGTATTGACTTTTATTTCGTACAATTACAGAAGAAACATTATCAAACCCAATATCTTGTATTCTTTTTTGTATAGGTTTAGATACTGTACCTAATTCTACATCACCAATTCTTGTAGTTGCAGCAATAGTTCTTAAACCATCCGGCGATAAGAATAAAAGATCACCGCCAATTTCTTGAACAGAGAACCCATCAGCACACCCCAATGTACGAGTTATAGGTACTACTTGCCAGTCTGCTATACTAGTTCCCGAAAGCCGATAGAGTTTATCTTTTCCAAAAATAAATAAACCATCACGGAAAACTTTTAGTTCAACAATATTTGTGTCTACTTTAATTGACCCCGCACCATTTGCAGCACTAAAATCCGCTTCATCAAAAGGAGCAGAGAATACAATTTCTTGTGGATTAGTAGACATTCCTGCAAAGAATATATGATCTCTAAAGACTGCTACAGAAGCAGGATCAGCAGGAGCACCCGTAGCATTTAATAGTGTATAAGTTGTTCCATCGTAGGTTGCAGCTTGATTAACATCATCTACCATAACAATTTTAAGAGTATTAGTAAAATTAAAGTCATCAAACTTATAACGACCAGCAGAACTTCGTGTTCCAATAGAGGAACCCCAACCTGTACCCGTACTAAATTTAACTACACTACCAGCAGCAGCTAAAACCCCGTCATTAAAAATCTTTATACCAAGTATAGTATTACTACTATCTACTTGGTTACTATCAAACTTTGAATTTCCTGTAAGTCTTCTATATCCACCTTGAATACTTGGTTCAAAGTTTTGTAGCTGTACTGCTGCTCCGGGCGGCATGGCAAGATCATCTTTATCAAGAATTAAACCACCGGCTAAAGAGACTGTTACAGGAGAGATTGCTGAAGTATCTGGCATTTAATATTATCCTGCTGGTGTAAGTTGTTCTTCTATAAAAATAGAAACGGTTAAATCATCCGCAGCAGAAGCTTGTGCCTTAAATATATCTCCTGCTTCTAGCACGATATTAGCATTTTCTAAACGGAGATAACTGTCTGCTGCCACACTTTTAGTACTTACTAAATCAAATGTAGCACTTGCAGAACTATCTGTATACTTTAACGTTATATCCGCTGCACTACTTCCATCTACATTTGTTACAAAAACTTCTTTTATTCTTGCAACAAAATTAGTAGGGCAAGTATACACTGTAGTTAAAGTAGTACCAGACAAAGCTGCTGCAGCATTCTTTAATCGTACAGCCATATATTAAACTTTCCGTTTATTTTTATGTACATTTTTAATTATGGGTTTATTAGCAGAAGCATAAAATACTTGCTTACCTTTCTTATTACCATAAGTCTTTTTCATGGCAACTTGAATTTTCTGTCCTTTTTTAGTTAAGGGCATAGGTAAGCAAGTATTTATGCACAACTATTGCTTACGATACAGCAGCACTAAATGGAGTAGCTTCCGTACCCGAAGCATTAAGTAAGCCACTAACCGAATATTGGTCAGTGGCAATATCCGTCAATAGGACATAGTCTCCAATATTTACACCACCAGTAGTAGTACCATCAAGTGTAATGGTATCCGAAGCCGCAACGGTAGGCCAAGAAATAAGAGAGGCCGTTCCGCCAGCAGTCGTATCATTTGTAACAACTACCGAACCATCAATTGTATCATTACCAGTAACCTGAATTACATAGTTGGAAGTATTAACAACAGATACAATAAACTTAAACTCTGCGCCAGTGCCTGTCGCCGCTGGTAGAGTGAAAGTCGCTGACGCATTACCGCCAACTTCACCCATCAATAGAATACGACCTGCATGAAGAGCATTCGTAATAGTAGTGTCTGCAGTAAGCGTAACTAAATCTCGTATGAACGATCCGCTTAAATCGGTTGTACCTGCAGTGACTGTAACACCACCAGCAGTAACCGTTAGACCTCCTGAAGTTACAGTCATACCATCTTCGACAAAAACATCTTCAGGGACACGAGATACACCTTGTGTCAATTTAAAACTAGCCATTTTACATTCCTTTCTTAGCTAAATATTAAGATACGGTAGCACTAAACATCGTTGCAGGATTAGAACCTGCAGCACAAGTTACCATACCACTAACTGCGTATTGGTTAGATGCTATGTCAATTACTTCAACATAGTCACCTATCGCACCCCCACCAGTAGTCGTACCATTTAAGGTAATAGTATCTGATGCAGCAGCAGTTACCATAGATGAAGCATCTGTTCCATCTGCATCAGTAATCATAATTTGACCGTCGATGGTATCTGTTGCATCTGCCACTTTAAGTAGATAGTTAGAAGTATTCACTACCGATACAACAAATTTAAATACACTACCTGTGCCTGTTGCAGCAGGAAGCGTAAAAGTGGCAGCAGCATCACCACCAACTTCTCCCATAAGAAGTGTTCTACCTGCATGAGCAGCCGAAGTTATTGAGGCTGTTGCAGTAAGAGTAACCAAATCTACAGTATGCCTATCGACATTTTCATCTATAAGTCCACGTAACATAGACATAGGCTTTCCTCCTTATGCCAACACTAGGCGCATAGTTACATCGGTACCGCCTACTCGTTGATAATTCATATATTGCGAATTGCCAGCCTGTTTAGGCACAGTAAGTGAATGTAAACCTGCAGCCAATTTAAGATCGTTGGCGGCGCTAACAGCAGCCGTGCTTGAAGCACCAAAATTAACATAAATTTCACCGTCTAGATGTACGGTTACTAAATTGTAACTTGAAACATTTGTTCCGGCTGCAGTTGAAGCTACTGTTACAGCCGACTGCACATCCCAGAACATATTATTTCCTTGTGGTATCTGCGTCATTTATTTTTCTCCTCTATTAAAAAGATGCCGAAGCTGTATATACAGAACTATTAGCTCTGGGAATATAGGTAGACCTTACGTAATAGTGTCGATTAATCAACAAAGTTTGCATATGCTTTATGCCCTCATTAAATAAAGCAAAACTACGATCATATAAAGGAGTTTCACTTCTATAAAGATAAGCATAAGCTACAGCACCATCTACAATTACATGTCCAAATCTATCGGGAATTGTGGTAGTATCACCATGAGCAGATAAATCAGAACTAGGATGTGTAAAATAATCAAAGGTTAAAGTATAAGCTTCATTTGGAAAAGGCCATAGACCATATGTATTATCGGGATGCCTAAAAACATGAGTAGGTATTCCACCTGCATCAATTTGAGCTACAGTGTCTCCGCTTGAATGGCTGGCTGCAGTCGTACTTTCTGCTCCTCTTGTAGCTCCAGTAAAACTAGTAGAACTTGTACCTGTATAAGTAATGTGTTCCGAATTAATAATAATAGTTCCTGTGGAATCAAAAGATGAAGCAGATGCTACAGGAACTGTAGTATCATCATCATCAATACCACTACTTAATGTAGTTGTTACAGTATCATCTTCTTGTTTTATATGAAAATCTAAATATTCATTGTAATCTAAATAGTTAAGATGGCGCGCTGCGTTTCCAAAAGTTTCACTTTTACGTATTCTAAAAGTAGCATAATCTACGTGTTTTGTGTTTGAAGGCAAAGCGTACTTGACTACTCCTGCGGTAAGTGTTTTATTTGCCTCTGCAGCGTTAAATGGCCAACCAAATTCTCGTTGATTAATATAACGAATAGCTTGATTAACCGCACCTTTTGCCTGTATCTGAATACCACGAGCGGTACTAAAATC